TTATAACATCTTCTGCTAAAACTTCTCCGGTAGCCGTAGCTAATTTAGATACTAAGGTAGCTGAGGCTGCGTCCTGATGTACTAACGATATTGCGTTTCCTGAAGAATCTTGCTCAGGCGTTGTAGGATCTTGTAATTGCCACCAAGCCACCAGCTCACTTGCATGGATGTTAGGTAAATTGTTTATATTTCTAACGTGTCCATTACTGTATATTTGTCCTACCTGTACGCCGCCAAGTACTGCACTATGTAAGGACCAATTAGATATACTAGCACTTAACTTTGAACTATCTGTTGTCGCTGGACTTGCTGCATGGGCATTATGTTGTCCATCACCTAATAGTGTAAATCCGTTGTCTCCTTTTAAATCAACGTCTGTAGTCCAATATGACTGAGGTATTTGTTGGTCATTATCTATATAGAGTGTTTGACTTCTATTGGAACTGCCAAATTGCTGTATATATACTATATGATGCCATTCTCCATCATTAACTGCTGGGCTCCAAGAACTTGAGACAACAGTTACAGTTCTACTAGAGCTTATATGGTCTACCTCTATCTTTCCTGAGCTATTTATCCTACATATCATTCCTGTCGCAGCGGCTCCCCCTGTATTACTAAATAGAACACCTGTATCAGTAGTTTTAAACCAGCCTGATATTGATACCCCAGAGGATGTTGTTGTAAACCTATCAGCTAATACTAGGCTAGGCGTTGCCATAAAACCTAATGCTGGAGAAACTGTAATCAAGGTAGATTTATTGTTTGTAACGGTGCCAGAATATTCATAAACATTTAATCCATATCCGGACACATCTTTAAACCCAACTGTATTAGTACCGCCTCCAAGGTGAGGTAGTCTTTCATCTGCATCATAAGCCCTTATTAAACTTGTCTTAGATATTGGAAAAGCTGCATTAGTACTTAAATCAGTAAAATCTAAAAGCTTTCCTCCATTATATAATTTAGATGCTTCTGATGCTGTTAATACGCGAGCAAAATCTAAATGATTGTTTATCTGATTAAGATTAAAGCCACTATAACCGTTTTCAAAATAACGAGCGTGTGTATAAGTGCTAGGTGCATTATGCAGGTATACTTCATCTCCTTTAAAATAGTTATCAGCGGGAGCATATCCGTCTACATAATCTGTACTACTCTCAGTAGTTGTGTGTATCTTTACTCTATTTCCATTTACGTATAAAGCTACAGCTGATTCTGGAATACCATTTTCAGGATCTGTAGGAGCATCATAAGTAGTAGCCATGTGAAAGCCTGCTGAAAGATCTGCTGTAAAAGTTGTTGATGTTCCATGGTGAGTGAATGTAAGAAGAGTATTGCTATCATATACATACCAATAACCAGTTGACTCTTCTGCTATAACAGGGACAATATCTAAATAGCGGGCATCTCCGGCTGTTGCTGAATAACATAGACCTTGATTTGTTTTAAACAAACCGCCAAATCTTGAGTAACTACCCGATTGTAAATAAAGATTTGTGTTAATATACCCATCAGAAGGAGCATGTATGGAAAAAGCTCTAGCTCTCCATCCTGCTTTCTGTGCATCACTCCTAAGGTATATCCATCTAGAAGTGGAATAATCTACATCCGGCTTAAATTTAGAAAGGAAAACCCTACCTAAGTTGGTTTCTGTGTGATCCGTTAAAAAACCTGTACTTCCAAAGTGAGTAGCTGCATCAGTTCCTGTAAGTATCTCAAGGTTTTCCGAGCCGGTGGCGCTTTGTACTGAGGTATTATATACCGTAGTATAGGTAGACTTAGGCTCAGCTAAATTTTCAGTAGCTGTTCCTGCTGAAGTTTCTATAACTTTAGTATTTTCAAATGTGTCGTGTCCGCCATGTCTAAATAGGACAGGCTTATATGTAGTAGTCGGATTCTCACTTGTCTTGAACCACTGACTGTAATTAAATGATTTATTTATAGCTACGTGCTGATCTAATAGATCTCTTGCACCCGAGTTGTCTGGTGTAACTACGCTTCCACTAACGTCAAAGTTTAATCCACCTCTTGCATGTTTATTTTTAAACTCCCCTGCATCAGGAGTAAGTTTTACTGATTCTTCATTACCAACGATTTCTGTTACTGATCCGCCTGCTACTAATGATTGAGTACGTGATACAGCTGGACACCAATTAGTGCCATCTGGACTCATTTCTAAGTTAACATCAACAACTCCACTACAAGAAGAATCGGCTTTGACATTTAGTACTAGCCCCTCGGTATTATCGGGCATAACTAGTACATCAGATGTAATCTCAGCTCCTGCTCCCTTACTACTAGCTTGTGTTACAAAAGTTTCTTTATTATCTGATGACATTATATCTCCTATAATGATTATGTTTAAATTAAATGACTCCCTAAAAACCCCCAGCCGGTTTTAAAAACTGGGGGAGAGTGTCAGGGAGGAGTACACTCTTTTAGGTTACACTAATTTTATTCTGCTGGTCTATCTAGAGCTAGGTTATGTATTACACCGTGAAAACATGGGTTTACATATACCTCTAAATAACCACCATAACGAGCTTCATACTCATCATGTCCAGCTTTTCTTAGAAAAACAGTTCCATCATCATCAAACCAACCGAAGTCTGGTCTGTGAAAAATTTCAATGTGACTGTCATTTAAGAAATAAATTCTATCATCTTCAACAAATCGCTCAGGAAAGATACCTACAGCACCGTCAATTGACATAAACTCAACACCACTAAAAGAGATGTCTGCTCCAGACTTAGATTTAAGTCCTGCTCTAGTATTAACATTAAATTGCTTTTTGTCTTCTAGAATAGAAAGAATAATTTCATACTGCTTATAGGACGTTATAATTAAGTTAGGTGACTTACCACTCTTTTTCTTAATTTTTAACATCATCTCATTAAGAAGGTCTGTCGAAACTACATCTGACCCAGCATTTTTTACTTGAGAACTCCATCTACGTGAAACAGGTACAGTGTATAGAGTTTCTGACAAAAGAGGATCATGTGCTTTAATAGATCCTTTTAATCCTTGAGGATCATTGTCTTCAGATCCTTGCATGTGCATTTTTGAAGCAACAGCTCCAGTAGACGCTGCATTTAAAAATAAAGATCTTCTATCCCCTTCAAGGACAATAGATTTTTCTTCAGTAAGAACGTCAATAATTTCTACTTGTTTTACTTCTACCTCTGCTGATGGTGTTAGAGCATCTCCTGCTGCGGAAGTAATCAAAGCTGTAATATCCACTAAGTCTTTTTCTTCAAAGTTAGCTTCTTTCATAGAAGCTATTTTTACAATAGTTCCATCTCCAGCTGCGTTTAGTCTAGGTAATTCAGTAACACCTAAAGCTCCGGAGGTTGCTGTTACACTTGTATCGGCAGCTCCCAAAAGACCCGATCCGTCGCTAAAAAGAATACGACTCATGTTTCTCATCCATGATTCTACACCTTTTTTAACAACTTCTTTTGTAGCTCTAACAAAAGAACCCTCATCAGAAAGAGCCGCTTTAATCGTTTCACGATCAATATCCACTACAGCATAAACTTTTTTTGCTGTAATTTCAGCTGCTGCATATCTTGCAGAATTAGCCTTTGGTAAAGAACCAGAACCTACACCACCACTAAAAGATTGTGGAATAGTAATCGATAGTTTTCTACCAGTAAAGTTATAAGATTTTTTTACTCGCCCTAAAAGTACGTTTGCGCTATTATATACATTTTCAGAAAGCTTTTCGTACTTAATCTTGAATAGAGCAGAGACATCATTAAGTGAAAGACCGTTACCTACGGTAAATTTACTCTCAGCCATTTTTTAACTCCTTAGTTAAATTAAGTTTATAAATCGTCCCAGTCTACATAATCTTGTATGTTTTGTAGAGACAATTTTTTTGGTTGTTGTCTAGATTGTTGCTTAGGAGCTACTTTTCTAGACAGTTTTTCAGATGATTCTTTTTGTACATTACCATAAACCTCTTGAACAATTTCAATTAAATCGTTGTCATCAAAAACTGGATTCTCCACTATCACGTTTTGAAGGCGTTCAACAATTTCATCGTTTTGAACTAGAGAAGAATTTACTTGAGATAAAATAGTTTCCGCTTTGGAGAACGCAGTTGAATGTGTGTGGTAATCAACTACTACTTGCGGAGTTATTTCTCCCTCAAAGTCTGTGTCTGTTAACTCATGGTAAGCCTGTGAAAATTCTTCCTCTGACATGTTGTGAGCTTCCTGAATCTGTTGAATCTCTCTTTCCAGTTCCTTTAAGGATTGCTGTTCAGATTGTTTAACAGTATCAGACTCTTGTTTCTTGTGTAAATACTCGTTTTCTTGTTTTAAATATTCTGCTTGATACTGGTCTGCGGACATCCCAGATAATCTATTTACTTCTGGAATCATTGCGTTTACCAATTGTCTTTTAAACTCATGGGGCTTCATTCCAGAAAATTCAGCAAAATAATTTAAAGCTTCCATAGGATCTTCAGAATTCATTTTATCTCTAAAGGTACTTACGTATCCTGTGATTGCTTCTATGTCTTTATCATATTGATCTTTATATGTGTCAAAATCTTTTTTAGATGACGAAAATTCTTGGAATTTTTTATCATAAGACATTTTTCCACTGTAATTATTAAGTAGCTCTTGAAGTTCTACGTCTACTTCTTCTCCATCAACTTTGTGCTTAAAGGAGGCATTAGCTGCGATTTCCAGTTCTTCTTCTCCGTACGTAGCCATAAGTTTTTTATATTCTTCTGCTGTCGTCTCTTCCTCTTCTGATTTAGGTTCGCTCTCTTCTGATGAACTTTCTGCTTCAATTGCAGATTGGTTCTCTTGGATCGCTTCCGCTTCTTTATCATTCAATACCTCACTAGTACGACTATCGCCTACTATTTCATCTAAATCATCAAAACTGAGTGCTCCTGCATCATTGGGATCTATCTCAGAAGCATCTACTTCTGAAAATACTTCTTGCTCTGCATTTACATCAATTTCTGATGTAGTTTCTAAACTTTCCTTTTCCATCTTATTCTTCTCCCTGTTGTGGTATTTCGTTATTTTCCTCGCCTGGTATCTTGGCAGTTACTTCTTGTCCTTGATTAGCTTGTCCTTGAGCTACTACTTGTTGCTGTAAAGCAGATTCAGGTACAAAACCTGTTGGAAAAATTGGAAACATTGTTAATTCAGCCAATTTAGCTTGAAACAAAGGACTAGTTTTAGCTTTTTCTACCATTAAATATTCATGTACAGCTAAATGATCTAGTAGTTCCTGTCTGTTTTTTAAAGGAGAGTCTTCTTTAAAAGTCCTTTCTTGTATAGCTTTTAAGTGACATTTCCAATGATTAATATGATCTTCAAATTCCTCAGGGTCTGCTACAGGTCTACCTGCTAATATATCTTCATTCTCAGACTCTGCTGCTCGTACAGCTACTGTTATTAAACTATTCATTTTATCTGTATTACCTAAATCTAAAAGGTCTACCCACCTTTCGTTAGATAGTAAATCAGGTTTCATCTGCATTACTTCGACAATACGTTGTACTTTACCTGCTTTAGATTCGGGTAATCCTGTACCTAATTCTAATCTGACATCGTAGTGTTTGCTAAGATTAGCTGAGTCAAAATGCCGTATAGCAAATTTATTCTTTTTACCCACTACTCTAACCATTCTACCATCATCTGGGTCATAGTAATCTCCAGCTACGGATATAGTCATTTTAGCGAGATCTTTAATCATTTCATTATGCTTAATTACTGTAGTACTGTTACGTTCTTGTTCTTGTTCATTTAAAAATTGTAAAGCTACAGCTGCTGTAACTCCTTTAGGAGGTTGTCCTCTAGATACTCCTTGAATACCGTAGATCTGTCCCATTTCATCTCTTAACTGATTTCTAAAATTGTATGCTTCTGGAGGATTGGGCATCGTCTGTAGCATTTGAGGAGGGACCGGACCCTGATACTGTACTATAGTATTATCATTGCCTAATGATTCTATTTTACATGCTCCTCTAGGCATAACCCATTTAGCATGTCCCATCATATAAATATTTTTAGCTAATAATGTAGATAAATTATCATGCATACTTTGAATAGGTCTAACCATTTCATAGGTAGATACTCCATTTAACTCTTCGGGAACATCCATATCAGTTAATCTAATAAAAGGGAGTTTTCCGTGACTAAATGGTAAATAACTCATTTCTAAAACAACATCTTTTGTAAATTTTACGTAGTATCCGTCGTTACAAAATTTAGTGTGTTTATGATAAAATTCATATACTATTGTTTCTTCTTCTAGCAATTTATCTGTAAGTTCTTGTGTATCATACAGTTTTACACCTGTAGTTTCTTTTAATTTATCAGCTTGCTCAGGATATTCTTTTTTTAATGTCTCAGTAGCCTCTACACCTACTCTAAAGCAATATTCTACATCTTGTATATCTTTTCTTCTTTGAAGTAAAACTCTCCAAGGAACCTCTACGTCATAACTAACATCTCCAACTCTTATAGGCATATCCATGGATATTTGCTCAGGATTACCTTCTTCATCTACCATTGGACTGCCTTGCTGCATCATCTGTAGATCCATACCTTTGTCTCTAGCTTTTACATATTCAGGATGTAAATCTCCAACGTCTTTATTCCAAGTTACAAAACAGTAAGCTTCTCCGAATATAAAGGCATTTCTTAGCATTTTTTGCCGTAACTCTTCAATATTGTTTGTGTACCATAAATGATCTATAAGGTACTTTACAGCCATAGCTGCATTTCTATCCTCATACTCATCATTAGTAGGTAATACATTAACAGCAGGTTTTAATCTACATAATTGTGAAATACGTGTTTCAGTCATATCATGTAAATGATTTACTATAAATTTATTTATTTTACTTAAAAATTGTTTTTCTGCTCTACGTACGTCGGCTCTTTTTGCGCTTGTAGCAGATCCTCTGTAAGTTTCCATATTTTTACGTGTTTTTGCATTTCTAGTTACAGCTTGTTTTTCTAAAGTGTTAACTACTTTATTACACCATTTTAATACTTTTTTAGGGTCCTCTTTGTCAATAGCATGGAAAGGCTTTACATTTAGTTTTTCGGGCTTGTCTGAACCAATATCTTCAAATAAATCCATCTAATCTCCTATACCATTCTATAAATTTCGTCATTTTCGTCTTGTTGCTCTTGATTTATTTCGTTAACTACTGTATCTGTCTCTGCAAATTGTCCTTGCTCTAAAGCCTCTTCTGCTGGCATAAACTGTACAGTGTGGGTCTGTTTCTCAAGACTCTTAACTAAAATTAAAGCATACAGCATAAAAGGTAACAGAATTATGCTTAAAATGCAAGACAAAAGTGATAAAATTATTGATATTTGTGTAATTTCCATGTGTTAATCCTCCCAGGGTATTAATTTAGATGTCCAATCTTTATTGCTAGCAAAATCCTCATAATCTTGTTTCATAGTACGCATACCTCTATCCCTGTCATCTTTTTTTATTATTTTTTCTATTGCTTCATTCATATCATAATTAGCAGCGGCATTTAAATATCTCCAACAGTCAATTAAGTGATCATTTCTATTAGGTATATCACCTTTATCTGTACGTACATAGTTCTGTACTTCCCATTTAAGCTTTACCATACGGTCTGTAAAGGTTATTGTATTATAAATCATCTGATCCTTACATAAAGATAGCCCATTTTCTTTCTTATTTAAGTGTTTGGCTGTTGGCATGAAGTAATCTCCAAATTGACCCATTAGCTCGGTGGAAAACCATGCTGCTGCTTCATCATATACTTTATACCAATCATCTACATCTATATGAGGGTTTAATTCCTTCATTTTAGCCTTTATCTTCGGATAAATTTGTCTAACCGACGTATCCTGTTGATTAGTCTCGTAGAATTCGTCAAGAAGATACACCTGTTTAGTATAAGGATTGATAGCAGCAAAAAGAACGGCAAAACAAGTAGTGGAGCCAGGGTCAGTAATGCAATACCAATCAAGTTTTTTAATATCTTTTCGTATACCATCCATTACTCCTTTGAAGGGTTGTATTTTTTTGGGGTCAAACATTGGGAAAATAGCGTGCCTTCCTCCCAAACTAATTTGTCCAAAATACTCTCGTTGGACAACATCATCTTCACCACGTAACCTGAGCTTTTCAACTTCCCTGTCGATTTCCTCAGTAGGGATGTGGGGGTTATCATAAGATGACGCGATAATATGTGCGCAGTCTTTCCTACT